TTAGTGTCAATCGCAAAACGAGGATCGCGAGTTGCTAAGAACCTTGCATCCGCGTGAGAGTATCCACTAGTGAAAGAGGAAGAGTAGTCAATCTTTGTACCATTGAAGTTTAGATCAAGAATATCAAACACTGCTCTATCAATATTAAATGCAGTTTCCGAAGTCGCACTATCTGCACCAAACGATCCAGCACTATCGAATGCAAGGGTAGGGTCATATGTCGGATTAGGCGATCCTGAGACAACGGAGTCGGTATTATACAACTTGACATAATATCCTTGTACGTTAGCAGAATCTACATAGTTGCCGACGTGCATTATTTGTGCGCCTGTAACACCTCTGTATTCAGCGGTAGGGTCCAATCCTTCAATACGAGGTCTGTCTCCATCACCAAGACCATGAGCAGGGTGATATACGAAGAACCGACTTAATGAAGTAGAATCAGTAGCGGAAGAGTAGATATGATCCGATGGATACAGCGGGTTCACACAAGTAGAGTCAATTGAGAAACTCGTGTTGTAGTTATGCGCTGCTCTTACAGCAGGTTGACTATAGAAGTTCGCATTTCCTGACCCCTTAAACTTAGCAGTGTAGATACGATACGCCAAGTCTTGGTTTTGCTTTGGTGTCCAAGTTGAACCGTTTTGCGAAAGGAATAACGATCCCGTTGCTGGTTGCTTACTCACTCTCTTATCAGTTCTACCAAGGATAAGATCGTAGGTCGTTGCGATATATGCTTCATAATCATCACATTCAGCAAGAAGCACTATTGCGTATTCCTCACCAGCAGCAATATAGATTGGTTCAGGGAACTCAAACGTAACAGGTTTAGAAAGAACTTCAGTAAGGTTCTCTTTGTCCGTAATACTGTCTACAACTGTGCGACACTCCGCAGCAGTTTTATAAACTCTATGTTGTTCGCTGATGGCATCACGCAACGGGGTGCCGTCTCGAGTGCCACGAATCTGTAACTGTAGTGGAATTTGAGGAGCAATTGAAGGTGGTGCTGATCTTAGGAACACATCAACCTTCGTTATAAACACGCCTTCTACACTGGACTGTCCACTCACCATAAAGGTTTGTGCTAATGGGTCATATCGCTCCCATGTCGTACCAATAACAGTTTCGTCAACAACCTGAGTTGTAGTTCTTTGAGTACGATCAATATAATCCTCAGATACAATCACTCGAGTCGTGATAATATCTCTCCTGCGTACAATATTTCTACCAGTAGCAACATAAACTGTTTTCGCCATTGATAACGCATTATCATTGTTGTTTTCAGAAATATCTAAAAGTTTTACTGGTTTGGCGCCGCATCTAAACTTCCAACCTGCATAGTCAAAGCAGCGAGGACTATCCGCGCCATGTCTCTTTATACCTTCCTTGACTTTTTGGATCCAAGATGAAAGTTCTTTTGCATGCGGGAATATTCCGGATCTAGGAACAGGAACTCTAGCATTGTTTGGAATAAACATATCAAAGTAAAGTCTGCCCTGATCATCTGAAATCAACACGTTTTCGTTAGATGCACCAGTCGCATTAGGATGCCTTCGATACCTTCTCTGTGAAGGTGGGTACTGCTTCCTGTGCGCCTTCTGATTAATAAGTGCAGTATAGTTTGCTTGAGTGCTGAGATCAAGCACCCATTGGTCCATACGAACATTATCAAAGTACAACCAGAAACGAGTATTAGGTCGCAAACCTTCTGCTTTCGCAAGGACACGTCTTTGACGAATAAACGGTACAGTGTTTACTGCTACGACTCTGTCGCGCTGCATGGTACGATAAGAATCGCTGACCACACGTGTTTTCACGCGTTCCCTAGTGGTCACAGTAGTTTGAACAGTTTGTCTTACTAACTCTCTTTCGCGTTCTCTACGACGCCATCTTCCAGCTATTGTTCTTCTCCTAGTGGCACCAGTAAGTCTGCCTCGTGCCATTCTAGTGTAAGTGGTAGTAGCAGTTGTAGTTTTAGGTACATAATTTGAAAGATCGTTAATCTTAACATGTATAGTACCGCCAGAAACATGTCGATCTGGTAAACGAGTTTGATCTACCCAAAAATCACCAGTTGGATTAAGTCTGAGATATCCTTCACCTTGGAACACGTTGAATGGGTTTACATTGTAGTAACCACGTTCTTCATAATCGTATGGCGTTCTCCAAGAAATCATTTCTTGTTTGAGAGTATCGTCGAGAACTGTAGTGTACTTCAACATCAACATATCGCCGCGTTGAACCACACTAGAGTCTCCTGGAGTTGCCATAGCAGTAGGAGAGTTGGTTGCTACAGTTCTGCTGTATGCTGAATTAAAACTTGTTATTACAGTATCGTCAGAATCGTATAAGAAGTCATTGTATCTCTTATCTATTTTTGGATATATTAAAGATTCATCGACATCTAGTGCTTGGGTGATCCAGTTAGGATCGTCAAGATAGTTTGGTCCAGTAGTAGATGCAGTAAGTGCGAGACCCTTAGTGAAGTCATCTACAAAGAAACCAGTCTTAGATCGAAGCGATCCATCAGCACCCAACTCTACAAGATTCTGTGCTTCATTCTCAATAAAGGAAAGCGAAACTGTTTCTTCTAGATTAGAAACTCTGTCACGCAAATCGTCGATATCTGACATCGTATAACGAGGATAACGATTAGCATTGATCATAACATCGCCAATGTCTTTAGTGTTACCGCCCAACAAAACACTAAACAGAGGCATCTGATTTTCTTTCTGACTAGGGAAGGTTGGTTGTAATCCCTCTATGCCGCTGTTTACATAAATGATAGGTTTAAATGTATCCTTCGTATACGCAAGCGTAATTTGATCAATACGCTGGTTATAGTATTCAACACCATGGATTATTTCGTCACCGTCTCTAGGGTGTTCGATGTAGTTTGCAGCGCCCATATTATCTGCTGTTGGATCAAGTTTAGGACGGAAGTCGAAATAGTTGTGTAATGGGTACAACCTACCGTCTATCCTAGATTGGTACGTTGGGATGTCTCCGTAATCAAACCAAGTAGAATCTAGCAAGTTGTAGGAGTTTGGAGAGAAATAATCTCCAGCACCGCTCCACTCAAAATATGCGATTTTTGCTCGGATATTAGTAACGCCCGATCCGGATCCAGATGGACGTAACTCTATTGGTCCATAATAGTTGTCTCTTTGACCACCGTCAAACTCAACTTGATGAGTCAGTTCAGTACCATTAGAATCGTTTTCATATGCCTCTAGGAGTTCAACACCGTCATAAAGAGGTGCGCCACCAACTGGTGCTTCGGCTGCCCCTTTGAAAGTGACGCGGAAAACGCTTCCGGTTTTTTCGAAAGTGAACCAATCTTCTCGGTATGTTTTTGTTTTAGGCGAAACTGGATTAGCAGGAGTGCCTTTCTGAACATAATAGAAAAGAGAGTATACATCTCCGAGGTTGCCACCTAGAGAAAGCAGGTCTTGAATCTTGCCAGGATTTGATACTGGGTTTATATCTGCAACAGGCACCGTAAAGACTAGATTCTGAGTAAGATTGATTAAAGTCCACTGCCCTTCGTCAATGTAAGATTCAAAAGGATTCAAAGAAGGAATAGCGAGTTCGTCACCAGCAGTATCGGATGTAATAGCAGATGAATGACGCAGCACAGTGTACTGAACACCACTAACCTGTTTAACTCGGAAATCTGATATCTCGTACAATGAGATGTTATCTTCTGGTGCTTCAATGTATGTATTGCGAGGGTTGTCCCCATTACGATACACTATGATTCCATCAGAGGAGTCGCCTCCTTTTACAACCAGCTTTGCAGTGTTCCTAAAGTTTTTACCTGCATTCATGTTAATGTCATACAAGTGGATTCTGTAATGTACATCTGCTGCTTGAACACTATCACTGGTGTTTACTTGCCCAGTGTTACGCAAAGATTTTATTCTGGCATATCCAATTACCGAACCATTGGAGTCAAAAAGAGAATATCGTTGTTGAGTGTTTAGGTTCGGAATACCAGAGGTGTCTGCCCAATTACCCAAATAACTTACAGAACTATCAACTGCTCTTGTGGCGGCATCGCTCAAAGCACCAACGTAGTTCTTATATGGCGTGACAGTTTTCTTATCAGAATCAGTAGTGATCGAAACTGGTTTCAGTACATCAAGGTTTTTCTCGAGTTGCTGTTCTAAGCGATAACCATCTAAGTATGCTATTGGGTTATCACCAAATTCGCCAACTGGCATGTGGTATCGAATCTTATTCACTATCTGATTAGAGTCCCTTTCTTGAATCTCAAGGTTGAAAGGGTGGACAACAAACTTACCAGTTGTTTCTTCTTGGCGCTCTGCCAGACGCTTTTCGACTTGATTGAAACTATCCGTACCTTCTTTGATCTGTACAATTTTAGTTTCTCTAACGGTAGCGAAAGGCAAGAAGTCTAGATTATCAGCAACTGCATCTCTAGTTGCGAGTAACAATCGAATTCTAAATCTATCAGCACCAGGAGACGAAAGGTTCGGGCGAGCACCTTGGTTGTCATACAGTGCTTCATCATCAAGCACAGTAACCACATCTTGTACTACTTCAAAACCAACGTCGGCATTAGCGACTTCGCTATAAGGCGAAATGACTATTTGTTGCGCAGGTGCGTATACAAAGAATCCTTGAGTAAAGAAGTCTGCGCCCTGCATAGTAAACATGACACCTTTGCCAGTAGGCGAAGGAACGTCCGAACGACCTGCCACAACTTGAAGGTCGTCCAATCCTGGACTTGTAAGGGTCTCGCCCAAACCAAAGGTCAATGGTGCAGTTTGAGTTTCTGTAGAGTTAGTTTTGTCCTGTCCAGCGTCGATGTATCTTCCATACAATACTGGGAAAGATCCTGTGCCATCAGTAGCATCAGTGACTTCTACGTGACTGACTACAAATTTTAGACCAGACGTTCCGGTCTTAGCAGCACCCGTAAAAACTGCGCCGAGATATTGTTTTGCTTCTTGAGGCAATACAGGATTAGTAACATCCGTTGTTCTGGCAACTACAACATAGTCGCGGATTTCAGTACCAGCACCTGAAGACTTAGGACTTACAGCAGCACCATCTAAGAAAATATTTCGGGCGAACCGAGTAATCTGCGTTTGTAGAATAGTTTGTAACTGTGTAAGTTCACGTGCCTGCAAAGGGCGACCACTATTGAACAGGATACGTTGATATCCGGCACTATCAAGGAAGTCGTCCTTGTATACACCTTTGAAAGTATTTTCAGTAAACTGCTGAGGCATTTTTGTTTTCCTTACAGGTCAATAACGATTTTGACGTCTTCAGTTTGTTCGTCGTCGCGGACAATCGCTACTCTGTTATCTATGTAGATTACGGTTCCAGAGAATCTGTCTGCTTCTGCTGGTCTTAAGTTTGGTCCATTAGAATTAGGTACAATGTTACAGGTCCCCAAATTTCCTGTCTTGTTTCTATTCTCATAGAAAGTTAATGAGTGAGTAGCATCACTTTCGAACATTTGGAAACCAGTTTCTCTAGTTTGATGACAATATGCGATTTGATTGGTGGCATCAAAATAGTCCAATATAGCAGCAGGTTCTACTGGCAGTCCAGTACCACTCTGCACAATTAATTGGTCGCCAGTCAAATCTCCGGCGAAACCAGCAGCACCAGTAACATACAATTTCTTATAGACTTGCGCTGTTACAGCAGTCGCAGCAGAATCTCTTCCAAGCGCAGGAACAAAATTACCGAACTGCGCTGAATCTTTTTGTGGATTCTTAATAATACCTACCTGACGGAAGTCATTACGAACATTAAAATCGTTGTTCTCAGTACCAGTCAAAGTTGTATGGAACATAAGGGCAGATGAATTCAGGTTAATAACTGGGTTGCTGCCCATGCCAGAATCACCGCCAACGATAATTGCTCGCGCTTTTGCTCCAGTACCGCCACCGCCATCAAAGTGAATACTGGCATTAGCATAGTTTTGACCAAAACGATAAACGTCTGAGTCACCAATATTTCTTTTCATAACTACTTGGAACACTGATCCGTTAGCAACACGTGCAACTGCCTCAGCAGAATCACGACTCTTAACCATTTTAGTACCAAGTTTGAAATTTGCATTAGGGAGGCGATGCGGTGTACCAATGATGTTTACGGTAGGAGCTGTTGTGTACCCAGTACCGCCAGAGTCTATTGCAATACCAACGATTTGTCCCCTTGTTGCACTATCTTGTATCTGCCATTGGTTTTGGCGAGCAGTCGTTGCGTTGATATATCGAGGATCTTGCTCTGAGTCGGCGAGGAACTTTTCTACTGGCATGTAGGCAGAAGTCAAAAACTTACGTGCTTCTGCTGCACCAATGGTGAACAGGAATTTCCAAACGTATCCATCTTCTTCGTTTGAAAACGGTAAAATTTGTCGTTTAGTTGGTTTATACAACGAAGGTTTTTGGTTGCCTTGATCGTCATAACCTGCTGACAAGCAAACGAAAACTGAGTTATCGTCAGTGATCACATAATACGGATATTGAATATCTCCAGTTGCGCCGATCGTAGTGTTAGAACTGTATTCGTTATCCCAAGCACTGTAAAAGTTACCGAAAGTCCAGTTGTATCTCGGTACAACGTATGAGATATCAGTAATAAGTTTTAGAGACTGAAGCGATTCTTGGTATTTGATCACTTCATTATCAGAAGGGTTGGGAATCGGAGGCAGTCTTTCGCTTTGACCAGCACTAACTGAGTCCCACTCTTCTGCGCGACCAATACCCAAATAAAATCTATCAGAGTCAGTACCCTGCGTCTTACCGATATTAAGATAAGACTGATAGATATTATCCAATATTTCTCTTTTGAATTTGTCTGATACTGTAGCCGCCATTATTTTTTACTCTTATTGATTAATCCTAGTTTGAGATGCCGAATCAAAACCCATGGCAATCCAGTTGTTGCCGACCCACATTACTTCTACGCCACGAGCACCGTCTACAAAGAAAGAAGACCCCGAACCAAAGTTAGCAGGAGTCACCAAGGCACCAGCAGAAGTGGTGCTTACGAACTTTTTAGTTTGACCTGTATTAGTTCCGTCTGCCAGCGTCAAAGATATGTCTGATACTGCGGTGATCAAAGTAATTGGTACGCTTGGATCTGCGGCACCGTTTGCAGTCAATTGTTCGTTTCCACTAATAATATTACAAGTAGAGCGCACCACACCACTGTTCAATGGTTGTAGCACCAAATCCACATCAGCAGAGTCACCAGCAACTGCGATCGCTGGTCCACTCGCCGAATCGCCGCTCTTAATGTTAATAAAGTTTGCTGAGTTTTCACCGCTCAACAACAACACTTCGTCGCCGTTAGAATCTAAGACCTGATTTATTTTAGGCGAAGTAAAGGTCTTATTTGTAACTGTTTGAGTTGCAGTGTCAACTACTACGTTTCCTGTATGATTAGGCAACGTGATTGTTTTCATAGAACCGCTGGAGACGTCACCGACAAATTTGGTCGGATATCCGCTAGAAGAATCTCCGAAGAAAATAGTACCATTTGTGTCAATATGAAAATCGTCGTGCGCTGCTACTGAATCGCCATACAAAGATTCAAAGATAGTGCTGAAGTTTGTATTAATTTTATCAGCAGCTGCTCTCAGCGTATCGCCAGTTCCGTCATTAGCAGTGGTGCCATTGAGTAGTTTTTGTCGATTCGTGACGTGTGCCATTTTTCAGTTCCGTAAATTTATACTGTTATTTATACTGGTTTTTAGTTGTTATCACCAGGATTTAAGTTAGGATACTCGGTATATTGAATCAGATTTGGTGTATTAGATTCCAGCAAAGGTTCTCTATGGGACCCTTGCGTTGCCGCCCAAGCATCGTAACCACCAACGCCATGATAGACGTTGCTATCATATGTAGAGTAGATGGTAGTTTGCAGTCCTGAACCGTTACTATCATATCCATACCATCTATCTTCGTCAAGAGGGTTGATAATGTTGGAGAGATCTGCATAAGTATCGTCCAATGTCCTTGCTTCAATATTGTCTGCTTGGTAAACTGAACGATACTGAGTATGCCAATTCTCTATGTTCCTTGGATGGTTCATATCATTAACTCGAGTTCTGATACGTTCGCCGTATGGTCCTGGTCCGATCTCAGTGATTGAAGTAGAGAACAATCCTGTTCCGTTGCGATCGTTCAAGAAATCAGTTGGCGTGAATCCAGAATCAAACTTATCGGCAACAAACTTACCGCCAACAAACTTCTGCATAATTTGAGCAGTAGAGAACACATCTATAGGTGGTGGTGGTTCGATAAACGATGGTTGCGGACCCAAGTTAAAATCAAAAATAGAATTAATTTGCACCTGACCAGCAAGATACATACCAGCAGGGTGTACAAATGTTTTGTAAGCATCTCTCCATACTGGTACACCAATTGGAGTAGAAATCAATATTCCATACAACTGATAGAAGGTATTATCAGTGATCCTCTTTAAAGTAAGTTCTGTTCCGATAGTAGAATAACTTCTTCTCGTTGCTTCTACCTTCAAATCTTGTCCTGGTGCCAGTAATGCTTTATTCGCCAGATAAGAAATTTTGCTATCGCTGTCTATAATTGGATTACCAGACCCGTCGCTATCAAACTTATTAGAAGCAGCAGGTTCTAGTAAAAGTCCAGCACTATCCAGCGTTTGTAAAACGATTGCCTGTTTAGCAAAATCAACAGTATAGTCTAAATCTTGACGCAACTGGATATAATCTCCATTGCTGTCTGTGACCGAAACTACAATATCGGAACCTTTAAAGGTGTATGGGAAGTTTCTGCCTGTTGCTTCGCCATTACCTGCGAATATCATTTCTTCTTCGTTAGGGTCACCGACAAAAAAGACTTCGTCTTTGCCGTATCGGACTTCAATATCTAATCCATAAAATACACGGAAAAACTGTTTGATAGAAAATTCAGTACCTTTGGATCGGTACAGCAGATTAGAATATTGAAGTGAAGTTCTTTTGTCGTTGAAAGATTCGTAATAAGGTTTGCCCAGCAATAATTCGTTTGCAATAAAGTCCAACAGTTCAACTTTTGCGCCTGCAATATCCCTATTAAGGAGAAGGTCGTTTAGCGTTTCTGCGACATTGCCTTCTTCTTCCAGTGTCTTGTAGTACTCTTGTAAGAATTTTACAAGTTTTGGGTACTTGTCGTCAAAGTGCCCAGGAAGAACATCATAAACATGATATTTGTCTAGGTCTAGATTGCGACGATATACATCTGTTAGAGTCTTATCTAACATTAGATAGTGTCTACCTTAATTGCTTTCGAGAAAGATTCTTCTTTGTCGAATCGAATAATATTATTAAGTTGAGCAGTTACAGCAGATTCGTTTGCTGGCACGCCAAATATCTTTATGAAGTTTCTACCGCCAGGAATAGTCTGTACTGATAGATTTTCTATATGTACTTCTCCTCGAGCAGCATCATAGTAACCAACATTGCTGACCATGACTTTGCCGCCAATCGTAACAAGTTCCAATACGTTAGAAGGTTTCCTGTCAAAAACCACAGGCACTCTTCCCTCTGGCGAAACTCTTATCCG